ATTTTGGAATCATATGTAACTCCCATATATTACCATCTATAAATGCTTTGTTCATTTTAACTTATCTTTTAATTGTGTATAATCTATATATGTTACATTACTTACTGATTTCCAGGCATCTAACGGTTTATTAGTTGTTTTACCACCAGTATTACTTTCATTTACTTTATAGAAATTAATAGTAGGATTTTGTTCAAATAATATCTTCCATTGTAATATCCAATTTTCAGCAGGCGTATGTGTGTGTTCTGGTATTACATAGTTTAATGTTCCTTTGTACATATTGTTAACTAATCCAGTATCACTTTTTAAATCATGTCCTAATAGATAAACGTTTTGTGGTGTATTTTGTTTCACTGCAATATAACCAGACATTGGCCCAGCGGCCCAGCCTATATCTATATTATTTGGCATGATATCGTTTATATTATGTACCTTATCATCATCTCTGACCCAATTAATGGTTAATTCGTTTCTATTGATATTTTTTTTGGTCTTTGTATTTAAACCTCTATCTAGTATGTGTACTTCACCTGACAAATTAGAACCGTGCATAACAAATTCCATTTCATCTGTTCTTTCATTTTTATTAATACAATTCCATTTCTCCATGTTATCTAAATCTACTTTAAGTAACATACCATCTTTTAAATGTTTATACATGTGAGCAGGTATTCTTGTCCAATCTCTAAACCAACATTCATTTGTGTAACCATAACCACCTCTGTATATCTCGTGCATGATACCATGATCTACTGCAACCAATACATCTGGTGTAAAATCTCTATAGATTGCATTACAACCATATATTTTACCATGAGGTTTTAATGTATTAAGATCAAACCCCTTTCTACTCTCACCATTACCTATTAGAAATACATTAGACATGTTTTAACCAATTGTATAATGCTATACTTGCAATTATGATAAAAACTATTTGTTGTGTTAATCTTGCATAATCTTTTTCTTTTAAAGCAACCTGTCCCCATAAAAATACAGATATTATTAAAAATAACCAAGCAATCCATTGCACGGTAATAATTGCTGTTGCTTGAATTACTGAAGCTATAATATTAACTGATGCTGCTGTCCATTTCAATTTATTCATTTCATCTTCCGTTGGAGTAATTTTTTATTGTTAATATAAGACTGCCTAATCCATTCTGTCTCTGTGGAGTGAGTATTGTTGTCATACCTAATGGTGAAAAATCTTCTATTTTAATTCTTTGTATATTCTTATACTTTTGTCCATTTAATATATCTAATACGATATAAGCAGTACCTCGAGTTATAAAAGCATCTGCTCCTGCTTGTAATGTTAATATTTCCTTTTCAAAGATTGGTACCAACCATAGATTGCTGGCACAACCGTGTATTTTAAAACTGTCCAACTGATATTTCTCATCTAATGGTTCTAATCTTCGGCCAAGATCCATAAGGTATTCTAATCGATCCATGCCCGATAACTGAGTAAGTGTTTTACTCCATTGTTTAATTTTATCTTTTATTATCATTTTACAAATACATCTTTCAATATCAATTTAATAGAAGTGGGATTGTATTTAACAAACTGTGTGTATTTCTTTATTCTTTTGGAGTGAACTGGCCAAACAACCTTTTCAACTATTTCTTTATCCCAACGTTTACTATATGATAAAACTTGATTAAAAACTACTGCACTTTCGTAGGATATATTTTTTGATAGAACCAATTGAAAAAATCTAGGGTGCTGCCCACCAAAAGAAATAAACCCGTCATTAAAAGAAAGATGTTTAACATTAAAATCATTAGCGATATATACACAGTCGCTTCTAAAATGATAATCAAAAGCTTCTTTACGTTTTCTCCAATCAAGGTAAATATCCGTGCCATCATTTCTAGTTAAATCTCCTACCCATTTATTACTATCAGTAAGAAAATTAGAAACAAAAAAGTCCAATATATCATCTTTATTGTATTTGGTTCCAAGCTTGTGAAAAAAATATCTAGCATTGTTTTTAGTAAATGTTTCTAGTTTACAGTTAACTTTCCCTTCATATTTATGATAGTCATAACTATCTGAAGTGAAGTGTAGTTTAACTGCCAAATATATTTTATATACATCAAATCCATTTACCATATATCATACCGGCAACTGGCCAGTTTTTGGAAGATAATTTAAATTTTGGGCTTCTATAGCAATCTTATCTTTTAGAGTCTTTGTTAATAGGGGAGCAACTGTTGAAGGATCTATGTCATTTTGTTCGCAATATAGAAGTACAGCGTCCATATAGGAGATACCTTTTCTCTCTTTTACTATCTGTTCTATTTTTAAAGAAAATTCTTTTGAGTTCATTATATAACTATATCACAGTTTAGGTGAGTTGTCAATGGCCACCGAAGTGGCCACTGTCGGTATTATAGAAAGCTACTTAATGTAGTAAGTGTTGCTAAAACAAAAATTATAATTAATGATATGCCTATTAATATTTCATATACAGGCTGATATTCTCTATAATTATTTTTTATTTCTTTTTTAGCTTTACTTAACCATTTGCTTTCGCATATGTTATACGGTATCATTTACTTTCCTTTTAAATTTGGAAAGAAAGCCTTTACTGTATTTTGATATGCTTCAGCATAAGGTTTTGCTAACTCTTGTGCTTTTTCTACGTTATCTTGTACGCTCTTTGTGTAGTCATTATTTGTTACAAATTCATTAAATTGTTTTGCAATATTAATTATATCTGTAGCCGCTAATGTAGGAGCTTTAAACTCTTGTACTACTTGGTCGCCGTCTTTTTTGATTTTGTATTCGTACTCTTGTACTTGTACTTGATAATTAAACTCAACTAATGATTTAGCTAAGCCTAATAGGTCTGAACGGATCTCGTATCCGTTTTTTGATGTTGTTGCCATTGTTTTCTCCTTTGTGTGTGTGTTAATAGCATTTCTATTTATAAGACTAGACACCTTATTGTATCTAGTCTATATAAATTCTTTAATTACTTCTTTTTTTCTACACCATCAGCATTTTGATCTACATTTTTTTTATACCAATCTACTGATTTATCTTTTGCTGACTTTATATCTGATTGTACACCAGATACAGTGTTACATGCAGTTAAGGATAATATAACAAAAATACTTAATACTTTTATCATATTATTTCTTTACTGGAGCAACCGGTTGTGTAACAGCAGGTTTTGCAGGTGTTACATCTACCTTTTTAGAAGGTTTTACCAATGTGTAAAATCCTACAACTAAAACAAATACTACCACTGTAGCAATTGCTAGATTTCTATATGTAAACATAATTTACTCCTTTTTTTAATTAATGTATATTATATTATATACTAATTTGATTGATTTGTCAAGTGGTTATATTACTTTTTAGTTCGGGGAGGCACTCAACGAGGTTCTTATGTAAACTGGTCTACATCCTCCCTATATTAACTCAACGAAAGCAGAGGCTTTCAGAAAGAATCATTATGAGAAATAATGATACTTACAGTATATACTAATTTGATTGATTTGTCAACCAGTTAAATTACTTTGGGACTTCTAGTGATATGGCCTACAACGGTACCTTTATGTTCACCCTCTTTTATGGTGTAACCTGACGTACCATTACCATTAATTTCGACTTCTTTTCTACTTCTCAATAGAATGTCGTTCTTTTCTTTTACCTGTTTATCCGTGTAGTTTTTGAATATTAAGTCTTTTAATCGTTCTATCATAATATTATTTATATGAGTTTTCAACATATGAGGTATGTTGTTTTTGCATACCTTAATAAAGGCCTGATTCTGTTGCCACGTTCAGGCCGGACGCCGTTACCTATTACTAGGCAGCAAGAGCATAACTTTCGTTAGCATCTATGATTTGACATTACGTTGTCAGCGATTTAACTCCAAATAGTTTTGGCTAGAAGTCGATCTCTAGTTCCACCCCCTATATTTCATTATATAGATGGTGGAGTGGCTGGGTACCGCCCCCAGGTCCTGTCTAGTTATTATCTATTCTTCATCATTAAATATTTTTTTATATCTCCACCTGATTTTAAATCAAATGTTCTAAATCCAATACAAGCCATACTAAGGTCGTGAGGGTCGCCTAATATGACCACAGTTTCTTTTGTATTTTTATTGATATAATATTCTATATAAAATACTGGTTCACCTTTAGGATTTTGTTCTGACCTACCTAAACTTATATTTTGTAATTCAAATTTATAGTCTTTTAAATATTGTTCAACTGTTAATCTATGCCCACAAGCAACAGGTATATCTTCTAAGGTTAAAGAATACTTATTTAAAGGGTTATCAGCGTAACTGATATTGCAATATAATATAAATGTTATTATTAATTTTTTTAACATTGGCCTACTTCTGACAATAGGTCAATTAGTTTATGTATTACTATTTGTCTTTTATTTGTTTATCGTTAAAGTATTTATAAAAATTATCTATTGATTCCATCAACTTCTGTTGATAATCGGCCGTCTTTTTAATAAACGTTTGAGCAACGCCATCTTCACAGGCCAATATGATTACGATCTGTTCGATCTTTTCACCAAAAGTTTCTTCATACATCATAGAGTAAGCTGTAGTTTGTAAGAAGTAATTTTCAATCCAACCTTCTTCTCTACTCTTATTGGCAGATTTAAAGTCTATTACTGATAACTTACCGTTGTATTCTGCAACACAATCTACTTGTCCTGCAATAGTAAGTTTTTTACTATACATGATTGATTCTAATAATCTAATATTATCTATTTGATCTACATAAGGTCTGATTAACTTAAAAAGTCCTAATGGTAATACGTCTCTAATAGATGGAGTTTCATTCTGTAAATACTGTTCTACCAAAGTGTGCATTGCTTTACCACGTCTAGCCGCTCTACCCATTTCCCAATTGGCAACAGATTCACCAACTTTATTACGCCAATCTTGTAATGAATCTTTCTTTAATAATGATAATACAGAAGTAACTGACGGATAAGATTTACCATCTATTTCATAGAATCTAATACCATCTATATTCTTACCTGCTGTTTTTGGTAATACACTTTTGTTCAAATCAATAAATTTAAATTCTCTAGCCATTAGTCCTTTATGTTACATGTTGCAAAAGAAGCACTAGTAGTTCTCAAATAAGGTTTAATTGTTTTAAAACCTGGGAATTTGTCATTTGCTTCTTCATTTGTTACTGCTGCCGTTAATATAACATCTTCACCTTGCACCCAATTAGCTGGTGTTGCAACTTTATGTTTAAATGTTAATTGTAACGAATCAACAACTCTTAAAATTTCATTAAAATTTCTACCTGCACTTGCTGGGTATTCTAACTTCAATTTAATCTTTTTATCTGGCCCTATAATGAATACTGATCTAACAGTCATTGTATCACTAGCATTCTCATGTATCATATCATAAAGTTTTGATACTTTTTTATCTTCGTCTGCAATTAATGGATATTCGGGTTTTTGACCTTGTGTTTCTTGTATGTCATTTAACCATTGTTCGTGATTACCAATTGCATCAACGGACAACCCAATAACTTTAACATCTCTTTTTATAAATTCTGGTAAAAGTTTTTGTAATGTACCGAGTTCGGTCGTACAAACTGGTGTAAAGTTTTTAGGATGTGAAAATAATATTGCCCAACTATTATTTGTATAACTATAAAAATCTATCAAGCCTTGTGATGTATGGGCTACAAAGTTTGGCGCTGTATCATTTATTTTAACCATATCCTAATAATATAACATAGTATAGACTATCTGTCAAGCCTCAAATTTGACCATATTTCATCAATAGAATTAACAAGAAATTCTATATCATAATCACTATGTAAAGGTGTAGGTGTAAATCTGAGTCTTTCTGTACCTTTTGGTACAGTAGGATAGTTAATGGGTTGTGAGTATATGTTATAATCATTTAATAAAATATCAGATATTTGTTTACATCTAATAGGATCTTTTATTAATAAAGGAACTATATGACTATTATTTTTAATAATTGGCAAATTCTTATTAATCATTAATTTTTTTAGTTTATTAACTTTTTCAAATAGTGATGTTCTTAATTGATTATTATTTTTTACATATTTTATACTAGAAGTTGCTGCTGATGCTAAACTAGGTGGTATGGAAGTAGTAAAAATAAAACCTGGTGCGTATGATCGTACAACATCTATAATATTATAATTAGAAGTAATATATCCTCCCATTAAACCAAAAGCTTTAGCAAAAGTACCCTCTATAATATCAATCTTATTATCAAGACCTAGTTGTTGCGCTAAACCTCCACCTTTAGCACCATATAATCCAACTCCATGAACCTCATCCAAATACGTTAATGCGTTATATTTTTTTGAAACTTCTATTATTTTTTCTATAGGTGCAAAGTCGCCATCCATTGAATAAACAGATTCAAATGCTACAATTTTTGGATGATCATAATTACATGTTTTTAATAATTCTTCTAAATGATTAACATCATTATGTTTCCATATTAATTTATTTTTTGTTCCTTTTTTAATACCCTCAATCATAGAAGCATGATTATTTTCATCAGATAAAACTACACAATTTGGTAAAACTTTTAATAAAGTACTTAAAGAATATTCATTAGCAATATAACCTGATGTGAAAATTAAAGAGGATTCTTTGTTATGAAATTGAGATATTTCTTTTTCTAGTTCAACATGATAATTAGAAGTGCCTGATATATTTCTTGTTCCACCAGAGCCGACACCTACCAAATTAACAGTTTTAATAAATTCTTCTACAACCTTAGAATTTTGTCCCATTCCTAGGTAGTCATTACTACACCAAACAACTACATTCGATTTAACACCATTTTTATCGTAAATAGCATTAGGAAATTGATTATTTTTTCTTGTAATATTATTAAATACTCTATAACGTCCTTCTTGTTTTAGATTTTTTAATAAATTATCAAAAATATCATCATATAGCATAATAGTTTATTTTATAATTTTTATTCTATCACTCAATCTTTGCGCTCTTTTACCAACTTGTTTGGCCCATGCACTGTTTAACATTTCTTTTGATGCTTCTTCCCATTTACTTTCGTTTATATATGCAATAAACTTCTTAAAATTAGATAGTCTTGGTCTGCCCATATTAAAAGTCATATTAACTATAACTTGTTGTGCTTCTTCTGGTAGACTATCAAAGTTTGGAAATAGTATCTTTGCTTCTTTGATCATCTTCTGTACATCTTTTTCAAATACTTTGTTTACTCTATCTTCACTAACTTTTGTTCCAACGGATTGACCAAATTCTACATCTTCTTTAACTACTAAATGGCCAATACCAAAAGTATCGTAACCTAAATGGTCTTTATAAATTTCATACTTAACGCCTTCATCAATCTTTAATTGTTCTCTTAATTGTGCTATGTTCATTTATTATACTCTTGTTAATTTTAATATTTTTTCTATTTGTGCTTTAATAATTGGACCTCTATTAGGCCAATGTATATATGGTTCATTACTCTTACTTAAATTGTATAAGAAAGGTAATATAATCTTTTCTATATCTTTAAATCTTTGAATTGTAGCATCATCTGTAACTTCTTTAGATAATGAGTTTTTTTCATTAACTATTTCCATTATTTCATTCATCATTGATTTAATAGTAGATACATCAGATTTAATATGTGAAATTTCTATATTATTATTTTCTATTAAACTAGGATCAATAGTTGGTTGCTGTGTTTCTGGTTTAGAAGATATTGGTGTTATTCCGAAATCTTCGTTTAAATCAAAGCCACGCATGTAATCTGGTATATTATCGTTTGCCATTTTTTTTTAAATCCTTTTGTCTTTTTTTATGTTTTTCTAATACTTGTTGTGTTCTTATTTCTTTGATGCCTTTTTTCTTATATCTTTGTCCTAATGGTGAAGAAGGATGAGCTTCAGCAATACGTTGTAAATTGTCTTGCCAACCGCTATCTGTTTTATGTGTTAAACCAGATACACCACCTACTATATTTAGTGCTGTAAATATTTGTCTTATATTCTTATTCTTTGCTAGGTATGGATCTAATTCCGCCATTGTTAAATGTTCTGTGTATTCTTTACCTGTCTTAATGTTTTCAAAACTATATATTGGCATAATATTATTTATAATGTATTAAAATTTTCTTTCTATTGAAGCGCCAAAACCTAAACCATTTTTATTATCTTGACCTGCAATGTTTGTTCTATATTCTGCATTAACTTTAAACTGCCAGTCCGTATCTTGTTCTTTATCCATTACATAATACATACCTATGTTTTTTTCTGGTGTTTGTGCTTTTAAACTTGTTTTAACATCTTGATATAAAATATCACCAGAATACGTTGTAGCGTAAGGTATAGATAATGTTGTAGTACCTTTAGTAATATAACTTGGTAAACTATATGTAAAACCTACTTTATTAATACTATCTATGCTTCTTTCATAACCTAGTTTATAACTTTGAGATTGTATTGTACTTATATTCTTAATTAAACTGTCATTATAGGTATTTACTTTAGTAAATCCTCTACCTATATCAAAACTAAATTTATTATCTGTTTCAATATAATCTAAACCTAATTGTGTAAAATTTGTTCTATTGTATTTACCAACTGATAATGCTCCTGTGCTTTCATTGGCTAACCAAGTTTGTTCTTCTGTGAGTGTACCTAAAGTTGTTCTTATATTAAATGAATCGCTTAATTTTAAACCTTGTTGTAAGTAAGTACTATAATCTTTATTATTTGTTGTACTATTTAAATTTGAATTAAAACCAATTTTTGTATCTGGTAATATATTAGTCTCTGCTTTTTGTTCAAAAGTACCAAAGGCCTGATTGAAAGGTAAATACGTAGTATTATCTTGTTGTACTGATACATCTGATATTTTTCTTTTATCTTTAATAACCACACCATTCTGTAAATTAATATAATAGTCTCTGGAAAATTCATCCACTACCATTACACTACTTAATACTTGTGTTGTAGCAATAGAACTTACTGCTGAACCAGAACCACCTGTGTTTGATATGGTTGTTGTCTTTGCTGTAGATGTTGTCTTACCACTTGTAGGTATACCAACTGCACCATAAGGTTGAGTTGCTTTATCTAAATCTAACATACCTTGACCTTGTTTATTAACATCATAATTTGGAATATTCTTATTGGCAGTTTTTAAAACTAACTGTACTAAATTTTCACCTTTCATATATGGCCACATCTGACTTATAACTGATACGCCTCCTGTTACTAAAGGAGCAGACATTGAAGTACCACTCATAATAGTCGAACCATCAGTTAAATTTAAACCTGTAACCGTACCTGGAGCTACTAGATAAAAATCTGACACTTTATATTTGTCATTACAAGTATTTGTTGTACTATTAAACTGTTGACATATATGACCTGATTTATTACTCCAAGAATACATATAACCTCTGTCGTCCACTGAACCGACAATTAACATTTTACCACCTAATATTAAATTACCAGAACTATCAACGGCAGTAGCAAAATAACCAGGATTTGCCGATACAGCTAAACCTTGGTTACCTGCTGAGTTAACAACAACCATTCCTTTATCTGTAACAGACTTCCATAAATTAGGATCTTGTTCATTATAAAATATGTTTTTACTATAGTCATATCTTGTATCTGTACTTCTATAAATTCCATTTCCAACACTTACTAATTTTTTGGTAAATGTAGTATCATAATTTGAATTGGCGCTAACATTACCTATTGTAGCCCCTTGATCAGCAGCCCACGATAAACCAGCAGCAGCATTTGTTAAATTAATTGATGAACCTGTTCCTACTTTAACTACAATAGCTTTAGAATCAAAAGCAACACCATGTATACCTGTATTATTTTTAAGACCTACTATTTCACCTAATACAAAAGTACCATGTCCATTTGTATCATTAATACCTGCACCTGTATAATCTTTAGTGGCAATAACTTGTCCTTGTAAATCTTTACTTAATAATGAATAACCTGTATCAGCAACAGCAACAGTTACTCCTTTACCTGTCCAACCTCGTGAATAAGCTTTGTCTGCATTTATAGAAGCAAGACCACTAGCATTAAACTCATTTGTTTTGTAAAAATCAGGATTAGAATTGTAACCTACCGTTTTTGTACCTAAATTGGCATCAGTATCAGTATAAGCAATATTGGTAGGTGCTTTAACTATACTTACATTTACAATCACACCTTTGTCTGTTTTGGTTGTTGCAAAAGGTTCAGTAGTAATAGAAGCAATAACTACATTAGAGTAAGTTGTTCCGTCTGCTCTTTTATATGTAACTAAATTTGATATCTTTGTATATTTTGGTGTTGTTGTTGTTATTGTGGTAAATCTTGTAGTAGTATTAGTAGTATCACCATTGGAAGATTTAACAGAAGTTACTACATCTTTTGTAGTTGTAGCCTTAGTGATTAATGATGTATTTGTTTCTAAAGTAACAGACACCATTCGGGGGCCTGTTGTTATAATAGTATCAGCTAATACCGATAAGGTAGAAGATATTAAAAAGAGTATTATTGCAAAAATTTTCATCATATACCTACCAATATATCAATATATTGCATGTAAGTCAACTGTTAAATATTGATTAAATAAAGAAAGAATGTTGTAAAATCAATGACTTATTCGTATTTAAAATCTGGAGTATTACAATATGTCTTTAAATACCATCTTTTAAACTGTGGATCTATTTCCAAGTGTTCATATACTTGTCTGGCACTTAATTGATCTGACCTAATACAATCGGCCAATAACTTATATTGTTCTTTTTTGTTCTTTTTTATTTTTTTTGTCATTGTGTTTCAATTTCAATATTAGATTTGGATTATTATCTCTTACTATTGTTAAGATGTGTCCTTTTTTCATATTTTTAACAGCAGTTGCTAAATAATCATCTATTTCTATTACTTTTACTTTTTGTTTCATTGTTTTTTATCTTCTAATTGTTTTTTTAAATCTTCTATTTCATCTAACAAGTATTCAAGTTCCTTAGATAATTGTTTAGATATATTTTTCCATTTTTCTATTTCTATTTCTTTTCTTATTTTTGGTTCTATCATTCTATTCCCCATTTTATATGTTGCCACAATCTATCATAACTATAATATGTAAAGGTTAAAACAAAATTAAAACCTATTGTTGTCCATATTGCATTTGTTAACTCTTGTCCTGTTAATATTAACATTACAAAAGTACACGCAAATATCCAAATTCTATATATCAATGCTTTTACGATACTTCTTTTTTTTGTTATTATCATTAATTTATTGTAGGTTTTTCATCTGGTGTTAGTTCGTCATAAGGTCTTATCTTATCTATAGAATCAGGTATTGAGTTCATCATTCTAACAAAGTCAGAATCATTTAAAGAAGATTTATATAGTCTTAATGCTTGTGCCAATAATGTAGCTGCAACTATTTGTGTTTGTTTCTTTTCAACCAATAGTAGTTTTACTACTTCATTAAATATACTAATATAAACTTCTTTTAATTCTTTATCGTCTTTAGATTCCATTTTCAATTCCTTTTTTATACCAATCTGGCATTACTGCTGGATATTTCCATGTAGCAAAATCTTTTTTTTTCATTATATAATATTTTCTATAACTGGCCACTGCATCGCCTGGTATTTTACACTCATCTGGCATTGCAGGTGTAGGATCTTTTGCGTCTCTTACAGGTAATCTTTTAGGTGCGTCTCTTAATATATCACCTAGTTTTTTTATTGTCATGTGATCTTCTGATTTATTATATCTTAATTTAAATTGTGAATGTAATGCCATCATGTGTCTATATAACCATACATAGTTATGTAAATTGTACATTACCCATTGTGTACTTGGATGTTTAATATGACTGGCTTTATATAAAATTTTATCTAGGTTTATATCTGGATGTTGCCATCTTTTTATATTACGACCATTTGCCGTTTTGTCTATAAATTCTTTACCATCTAATACTCTATGTGCTGTTGATAACATTTGTGCTGATTCTACAATCATTTTACATACATGTTTATCACAAGACATTTCTGCCGCTATGATAGGATCTTTATGTAAATAAAATATGTTCATTTGATTTTATAATGTATTCTTCCATGACCTTTGACTTTACCCCATCTTTTTTGCCAAGCCCAATTTTGAAGTTTTAAACCTATAGTTTCAATTATACTCAATATATAATCAATCATTAATGTATACCTTTTTTATATTTTTGACATAATTTTTTCCATACACCAAACCAAAATTTTTGTGCCCATTTAGATTCTGATTTTTCACAGGCTCTATATGCGTTATCTATAAGTTTTTGTTGTAGTTTATTTGTAAGATTTAATTTGGCCATAATATACTATCATAATAACACGTAATTCAAATTTTGTCAAGTACTATTTTTTACTATTCTCGTTCCAGTCGTATATTTGATCTAGTTTAACTTTAATCTCGTCTGCACTTAAACCATCTAATTCTTTAGCACCTATCTTTTGTACTAATGCTTTGTAATCTCTTTCACGTTCTTTTTTTGATTCTTTTTTATCTATTTTTTCAATAAAATCTTTTATTGCATGTGATCTTATTTTACTTTCTAAATCTTTTTCTTTTGTGGTTTCTTTTATAGGTTCTTTTATTATAATAGGTTTTTTAACAATACCATTAATAAGTTCTTTTTCTCTAATAGATACGTTAAATGCTATTAACATTAATACTGCCAATGGGTCAAATACTAATATTAAACATATAATAACCAGTCTAACCGCTCTATCTAGGTTACCATCCATACTATCACCATATATTAATTCTGCAACGTATTTAAATGGCCCTATATCTTTATCTATTGCTAATTGATCTTTATCTAGTTTAAGTTTTTGATTTGATAATTCTGTAATTTTTTTAGATGAGTTAGCTATAAGATTATTAGCTCTATTTCTTTCATTCTGTTGTTTCTGCCTTTCAGCAAGACCTTTATCTGCATCTTTATCGATTACTTTATCTAATGCTTTATCTAATTGATCTATAATTTTTTGAGCGCCGTCTATTGATTTCTTTTCACTATCTATTTGTCTCTCAACGTTTTTAACTAGTAATCTATTACCAGTATTTGGTGTAGCCTGATCTAAATGTGCTTTTGATAAGAAACCAAATATTCCCACTGATGTTATAAACATAAGCATTAATACTGCTGATGTCAAGTACATTCTTATTGAATTTGGTAATAGTTGTAAATTCCAATTTCTATACAACCATGATACGGTTACAAGTTTTGCTATCTCTAATGTAATACCCATTGTTACAACTGCCCAATAGGCACCTGCGAATAGTGCCGCTAATCCCATAATAGAATAGGCAGCACCTATAATAGATACAGCAATACCAGATAAAAATAATAGTATAGTTAACATATTAATTAGTGATTGAGTTTATCAATATCCTCTGGCGTTGGCAACTTTGGAGTTCTAATTTTTTTAACATCAATATCTCCTGCGCCAAGAGCTTTTAAAAATAATCTTGTTTCATTTTTTGCTCTCTGCATAAAAAAATCATGTGCCATTTTTGATACTGTTACTTCGTGTAAAAATTGTCTTATTTCATCTTTTGAAGATTTATCTAAACCCGATTTAAATCCTAAATGATAAGTTAGACCTACAACACCTGCTGTCATAACGAAAAATAATAGTTCGTTCATCTTTTAATAACTACCTTTCCGTCTTGTCTTAGTTTCTTTATTATATTTATAACTTGTTGATCGTAGTCTTTTGTGGTACTCCAACTGTCAAGTCCACTTGCCAATGCTATACCATCAGGTTTTCCCCATAATCTATTTTGTTTGTCTCGTATTTTTCTAAATTCAGAATATGCAGCTTTTGTATTAAGGATTGTAATATAATCTCGAACGGAAGCACACTTACTATGATAAGATTTAACTCTCCAAGATAGAGTTTCATTATACCCAGCTGGTAACATGCCTTTGTCTCTGTTCCAAATTCGTATTCCAAACAAATTATTTCCTTCTTTAGCAAATCTACTTGTGCCTGCATTACTTTCAATTATGGCTTGTGCAATAATAAGTTCATCAGGTATCTGTTCGTTTTTATGTAATTCTAAATTTAGGTAGGCGATACACTTTTGCATTGTTTTAATAAAAATCTCATCACTATAAGTTTCTATTTTTGGTTCTGCAAAACCTATTTCTTTAGCCCATTTAATAGTTTTATCTACGGCCTTTTCTTCTAAGTTATGTTGAGATATAAAGTTAGGATAAAACGTACCTATACCAAAACCAATTAATGTAATACCAATAATGGCCATTATCTGTCTTGTATGATATTTGATTTTACGTGGCCATTTATATCTGACGTACCAATACCAAGGTCTAGGTTTCATATAATTATATAATTAAAATACTCGTTTACTTACAATGTATGAAAAGTAGTGTTTTGGTTCATTCAATTCACTAATTTGAGCATTAACATCATTAATCTTCATTTTCTTTTGTAAGAAAATTAATCTATAATCGTTTAAATATTTTTTCATAGTATTAAATATTTCTTCTGATTCTTTACTAGAGAAATTATTTAAAACATCTTCTTGGAAATTACCTTCATAATAAACGATTTGCTCGCCTCGTCTCCTATTTTTGGTAAAATCTTCTATTGATTTAATAGAATTTAGAATAGATGATTTAAGATATTCATCTTTAAACTTTTTTGTTATCACTTGTGTCATTATATATCCTTCAGTTGTTTATATTTTTTATAACTTTAAACCAACGTATTTAAGTTTAGGTTGAAAACTATAAAATAGTTTGTTGTGGGCACCTGTATCATTTATCTGTGTAAACTGATAAAGATGTACCATTTCGTGGGCTAACGTTTCCAAGAAATCTTTTTTACTTTCGTATTTAATATCCATTTCTAATTTATGTACTCTAGTACCTTTTCTTTTGAAATCTAATTGAATTACTTGTCCCATACATCTTTGATATTTAAGTTCTTTAATTTCTATATCGTTAAAAGGTGATAATTTGTTATCGAAGATACCTTTATTTAACATTTTGAAATATTTTTTTATATCTTTATATGTGGTTATATATTTGGTTTTTGAAGATAACAATGGCATAAGTTTTTTTCTAATTGTCAAAACTTTCTGTTTTGTTATCTGTTCCATATACCACCACTATTTACAATCGTCCTGTATTTTTGTATCTTTTAGTAAACTGCATTTATATGATTTATCTGCTTCAAGTCTTAGTTCTGCGGCCGCTTTATCTAATATAGCGGGTAAGTACTTCTGCAATATATTAATACTATCAAGAGCGAACAAATGAGCCACTCGTGCCAGTTCTTGTTCCATCAATTTAGAAGCATCAATCGGTTGGCCTGATACCTTTTGTGTAATAACATGGCCTATAACAGCCGTATTATACTCACTAGCCTTTAAAGAGTTCATTGTACAGGTTAAAAACCCATATAATGAGATAGCCAGTATTGATATAAAAATTAAAAACTTCTTCATATATTTATTCTTTGTTGTTTATATGGTATAATATAACATTTAAATATGTCTATTACAAGCGTTATTTTGGTTGTTTGTGAAAAAATATGATATTAAAATCAATTACTTAATAGGATGTTGCAAATATACAACACCCTATTATTGATTATTTACGTAAAAAATCGTCATTCCAGTTAAAAGCTTCTTTAACTACGTTTTCAGTTAAGCCTTTATAAACTAGATTTAATTTTTTATCTTTGATATTAATTAAAACTTCAGCGTCATCTTTATGTAATGCTTCTAGCATTTGTATAAAAAGAGTTTCTTTTTTAATTTTAGGTATTGTGCTTCCACCTTTAATGAAAAGATAAAGTTTTCTTACTTCATCCAATAAAGAGGTATGATCTGTTCCTGCTGGAGCTTCATTTGCCATATATGGCGGAATTCCTTCAGGTACGTCAAAAACGATTTTAGGATCAAAAGCAGCTTTAAGTATCTGTCTTAAACCTTGACTATCGTGTTTTCTTAATACTTCAATTTTTAAAGGTTTGTCTTTTGCGTTATTTACTTGTGTAAATATTTCGTGTGCTAAAGGTCTAGCGTTAGTGGCCGTACGAGCCGTTGCTGCCATTCCTTTTTTACTCATTAAGCTAGAATGTCTAGCTTGTTCTGTTTCTGCCATAATTATTCACTCCAATATTCGAATATTAAAAATCACCAATGTTGCTCATTAACGATTTTAGTTTGTGTTCTATAAAATAAGGTAACAGTTTGGACCTGCTAGGTACTTTATAGTTCGTATAGTTATTTATAATAGTTTTCTCTAGCTCTTCTGGTATGCAAGAAAGGTCTATTAATCTCTTATTTCTCTCATAATATTTACTTGTTTCACTGCCAACAGGTATGTTACTAACGTTGGCAAATTCTTCAAGTCTTTTCTTATTAATAGGTCTTTGTTTCTCACCTGTTAAAAAGATATCATCTGGACTTAATATATTAGGAATACCGTCTGAACGGTCTCCTTTTATAATCTGTTCATGTAAAAAGTTCTTAGCATCTATGCCCACACCAACAAATACCTTTTGTATAGGACTATATTGTTTAACATTAGGTTTTGATTGTAGTTGTATAAAATCTTTATCTCCACTTATAATCATAATAGGTTCATTATTATGTTTTACTAAAGTAGCGATAATATCATCTGCTTCGGCCTTTTCTATATACATCATTACGTATGGAAAGTTTTCTGCAATTTCGTTTTTGATTTCAGTTATACAATTGAATATATTATCCCAATCTGTGGCTGAATCTACACGGCCCTTTCTGCGAGCATGTTTATAATTAGGGTAAATATCTCTACGCCAAGGGTCTCCTGCGTCAGCACATAATACCATAGTGCCATATTGTTCTTTAAATTTTAAATTAAATCCTCTTAACGAATTAATGACCATATATCTTACCATTTCTTTATTAGGTTTAATATCAGCGTTACCTCTGGTCTGTGCCATAAGGTTTGATATTAAAACTTGGTTAAGATCAATTAGAATCATTTTGTTCTTTTTGTTTTAAATATTCTTGTTGTTCTATTTCACGTTTTTTTTGCAAAACGGATCTTATCTTATCGGCTTTAATTTGTCTCTTATCTACTTCTAATGGATCGTCTATTTCTTTGATAGAAATTAATTTAGCACTCATAAAGTTTTTTACTCTATTTGAGGCATCTTGCTCCGTATCTGAATAAAACCAAGATTTTAATTCTTTGCCATTCTCCAGAACACACTCAAATTCCCATGCCTTATTCATTGTGTTCAAATACGACTGTTTCATCTCCCATTACTTCATTGTAACTGGTAGTTTTAAATATAAAGTGTTTTCCGTATTCTTTACCTTTTTTACCTTGTTCATTAGCATATTTTGCCACAGCTTCTACTACATTATAACCAGCATTTAAACCGCCACCCTCACCATATTCTTCATTTATTTCTTGTGAGTATGATTTTCTATCTGTTAATGAATTAATTTTCTTTTCAACTATAAACCCGTTTTTGAATTTTCTTTTTACTTCGTATGCCATAAATCTCCTTGTTATTTAATGATAGAGGCGAGCGTTATATATTTCTCGCCTCCATCTTTTAACTAATTACGCATTGTAAGCGTATGAAGTACCGTATAGTTTTTTGATACCAGCAGCGATGATCGCTTTTGATGGTGCACCAAGTCTATAGAAAGTACCTTGAGCAGTTTTGTTAATATAAATCATATTACCAGCTGCTCTTAATTTATCTACCATAGCTCTTGGCGATGTTAGATCAAATTTAGTTCTTAAAGTTTTCCATGATACTGATTTCCCAGTTTCTAGTAACTCTAATACTCTTTGTGTTTTTGAAGTCTTGCCACTTGCAAGAGCTCTTTTTAATGTTTTTAACATTATATTTTCTCCTTGTTTTCAATTGCTATTTTACAACCTGCGAAGGCGATTCTATTAAGAATTTCCATAAATTTATTTCTCCCAATCATCTGGTGTATCAAAGTCTGCATCAAAATCTGTCCATCCATCATTAGTTCGTTTAATTTCATCTTTAAAATCTTTACTAAACGGTTTATGAGGTTTGTGTTTTTCATCTATAACTGTACTATAATCTATTGATGCAATGGGACCAAATCTACTCATATTAACATGTACTATTTTATCTGCCAATTTTTGAGCTGGATGTTGAACATCAAAATCTCTGTAAATTAAACCTCTCATCATATCTACTAATAAAGCTAAGTCTTTTGTAAACTCTGGTTTTTCTGTTAATATAGCCATTTGTACAAATTTTCTTAACATCATTAAAGCAATCTCATCTACACTTCCCTCAACAAATTCTTTAGTGTTTTCTTGTCTGATTTTTTCCGTTGCTATTGGATCCTGTTTTGCCGTTCCTTTATTGATAATTCTATCGGTTGGAAATAGTATTACTTTATTTTGATCACTCATTAATTTTTTAATCTTGTAACTTTACCTTCAAAATCTACTAACCCTTTATCATGTAGGTATTCAACTAATTGATTATACCCGCCAATTAAATCGCCATTAATCTTAATTTGTGGCATTGATCTAACATTTTTACCTATATCTTCATATAATGCTTCCGTTGAAATAAAATCTTCAAACTTTTTTTCATTGTAATTAAGGCCAAGGTTTTTTAATAACAACTTAGCCTTATCACAATATACACAATTATTTTTAGAATATACTAAAATATTAGATATATCACTCATTAGTTAGCTTTATTTTCAACGTTCTTAACAGTTTCTTTGAACGCCGCATCAGCTTTTTCTTTTAACTTATAGGAGTTAGCAACTTCTTCAATATTATAGTGATACATTTTATTATATTCACCTAAAGGAAGTTTTAAACCAACCCATGCTCTATAGTAACCTTGATTTGTTGCTGTTACTTCTTGTGCAAATACTTCATAACCTCTAACAGGTGTATTTTGTATTACGTTCACTAAAGTTGATTCAACTTGTGATACTATAGTTTTAGTTTCTGATTTACCTAATTCAGTTATAAACTGTTTAGATTGTTTGTTCATTTCACCTTTGATAACATCAGCGATATCCGCTTTTGCTAACATTTTTGCTTTTTCAATAGCAAGGTTTAAATCAGGCGATACAGCGGTACCTGCACCAAATAAACATACTTTGTCTGTACCTTTGGACTCTATAGAGTTAAGATTACAAACTTCTTTTTGTTTGATTTGATTCATATACCAAGCAGGAACTATGTCTATAGTTTTTTCTTTTTCTGCTTTAATTTCATAGGTTTGATTTAACCCGGTATTAGCACAAGCACCTAGCAACATGCCAAGTATTGTGATTGTCATTATTTTTCTTATCATCATATTATTTCACACTCCTATTAACATCATATACTATTTCTTCGGCTTTGTCAAGTCCTTTTCTAATTGTCTTAAAAAAGTCTTTAAAAGATACGTTAAACACTAGCATATATAAAAGTGTAGCGATTATAATGTTCTTAAACATTATTGTACTCTCCATTCACCGTCCTTGTTTAGGCACGTCTTTCCGAACGATTTAAAGGCGTGATCTGGTCTACTATAATATCGGCAATATTCAGGTGCCGATACGTCTCTATAATAGAATTGTGCAAACATTTCCCAATAGCTAGGTGTAATTAACCCCTTTCTACCGTCAGCACACTCCAAAATTTCTTTTTTAACAACACTATCTCCTTCTTGTGTAATCTTTACTGATACATAACAGTTTTGATTAGCACTCTCTTTAGGTGTAATAGTTCTACTTAATTCATAAGTCTGTTTATTATTCAAATTATCTATATCTTTTACAACTTTATTGTATAAAGCATTATCGTGTTGTTTTTCTTCTTCGGTCATTTCAACTTTAGGCATAACAAAGGTTTCATTTGCTCTTACTTTTGAAATACCTACTTGTAAAACAAAATAGATTAATAATATTACTAAAAAATACTTTCTTACATTAGGTATCACTCTTTTAAGTCTCCAAGAATATACTAATTGTTGTTTAGGTAATAATGATATAATAAAAGAAATAAAACCTTTTATCATATAAAATAATGTATCAAATAACTCTATTGCATAGGGTTTTAAAAATTGATATGTCATTTTTGATAGTTTAATTGTTAATTCTTGTAACCTAATATACCACATAATACTATTATCATTACAACTATACAAAATATTACCACACTTTTTTCAGATGGTATTATTATGGGTTGTTTTCCTTTATTGTTCATTGTATTGTACTTTTTGTCCATTTGTCATCTAAGTCATTATAATGATTATAAATTAATGGTTCTTTGTTTTCAAGTTTTTCTAAAGTATCTCTTAATTCATAGAGTTCGTTTTCTAAACTTCTAAGAGGACTAAATTCTAGTTCTTCTATTATTACTTTTTCTCTTTCTTTTAAGAGATTAATTTGTTCTTTGTCTAAGGACATCTTTTTCTACCCACCTTCCATCTGGTGTCTGACAAGCAGTACCAAATTCTACGTTTCTGTTAATGTTACCAATACCAATTAATGGCCATTGATTTGTAATATCTACTGTTGATTCATAATCTTTGCACTTAATTGGGCCTTCCATATAAGTTGAATATGTCTTTATACTACCTGAATTATTGGTAGCCTCGTTATGCCAATTGGTATAAGATGAAGATGAACCTTTATTTAAATGATCTACGAATACTGCTGTATGTACATCATAATCTGATTTATACATTACATCAGCTCCCACTAAAGCACCACCAACAGCACATGTAGCTGCAATAATAGGGTTATCTGTATATTGTAAACAAGCGGCTGTTGTAGTTACTGCACCAAGAGTGGCACCTGTGTAACTACGATTATTAGCACACTGATTAACAACTAACAGTAGGAAAAGTAAACTAAATATTCGCAAGTTTCTCATCTTCTAATTCAGCTTCTTCTTCCCACATTTTTTGTTGGAATGATTTACCAAATACTGACATATAAAAATAATCTCTAGGAGATTCACTTTCATAAGCTTTCAATAGTTCTTCAAAATTAACATCTAAATTATCGTATGTCATTGGATTAACAGATTTGTTTTTGATATGATCTTTAAAGAATTGAATACGGTTTACGTAAATATCAATTTCTCTATCTTCTAATTTCTTTTTTGTGGACAAAGCAATATCTTTTTCTTTGGCATCTTTAAACTCTCTAAAGAGAGTATCTTTATCATAAGTTATCATAATATATATTTTTTAGTTAAGTTAGTCTTACTGTATAAGGTAATACTTTTTTGTGTCAATTGCAAGCCTAAAATCAAAGAAATAAGTATTTAAAAACAATGACTTCAAGTTACTGATTTATATAGCTATTTAAAATATGATTCAATAACGTCATTAACTACGTGTTCATATTTCCAACCAGCCCATATTCCTACAATCAGTCCTAGAAAAAACATAAACCAAATCATTTTTTACCTTTCTTCTTAGATTTCTTTTCTTTTATCTTTTTTAAAGATGAATTGCCATCTTCATCTTTCATTATATCGTAAGCATTTTTACCATCAAAGTAATGGCCATCATAAGTTTTCTTTTTAGTCATCATATTACTCTTTGTCCATAAGTTAAAAGTAAAACTAATATAAGAGCAAATACTGCTGCTCCTATTAGGTCGTATGTCTTGTTACTCATATTATACTTTCCTTCCCATTGTTGTTATATCTGAAGCATCTACAACCTGATATGCACCTTTGTTGTAGGCAATACCAATTGTTTTACCAGCCGGCAACTTTGTAGCATAAGTTCTTTTATATGTATCACCAACCATTCTATCACTTGTAGGTATATAATCACTTACTTTATAATCAGGCATATCAAAACCTTTATGGTTATTGATTACTCTACCTTTATTATTTAATTTTAAACCTAACGATATTAACCATTTACGGTATTGAGTTAAGACCTGTTTTAATTTTTGTTTATTTGTTAACATTATTTTTTATTAATTATATCTGGTGTCAACATATCTACAGTATTTACAATGGTTTTACCTGCATATACAACTGTTGAACCTGCAACATCTACTACAGCAATAGTGGTACTGCAATTTGTCAATATTAATAGTGATATTATAATACTAATTTTTGCTAGCATTAGTTTTCCCCATATAATTTACCCATTCTTCAACTGTCATACCTTTAGAATTAACGTGTGATTGTTTTTTATAATTAAATCCTTTTGTATCTAAACCTTTTACAGTAAGTTCTATAGAATTTGTATTTGAGTTAACCTCACTCAAAATAGAACCTTTTTTAATTTTCATAGTTCTATCACACATATTATTTACCGTATTTACTTTCAGTTTCTAATTGTAATTGTATATCAATATCCGATTCTGCTTTATCCACATCTTCTTGTAATGTATCTCTAAACTTAACAGCAATAACTCTAGCTGCTTCTGGATCTTGATGGTCTATTTCATTAATAATTTGATTGAGTATCTCAATCTGTATTAGTTCAATGTTTGTCATTATATAGTCTCCTTGTTGTTAATAATTTTTTAAAGTTTTTTTAATAGTATTAAGATTCTTTATCATTCTACTACAAGTTCTTTTCATACTTTGTAATATAAAAATACATTGTACCATACTTAATAGATAGATTGCAAAACAAAATCCAATTAAAATATCTGTGATTACCATATTATACTGCCTCCGCATATTTGTCAAGCATAACTTCGCCTTGATCGTTTTCGTCATTAATAACTACACCAAGATGCTCTTCTGTTTGATCATCAAAACCACTATCATAATAATCCAATTCTAACTGATCTGAATCTTCTTTAATTAGGTTTTTTACATTATCACTAGTAATACCACCATATTCTAAAGCAAGGTCTCTTGCTTGATTAGCATCTTTAGCTTTAACAAAATAAGCAACTTGTACAGTGTAATCTTGCACAACTCTATAAACACTTTTACCAACATCCTCTATATTTAAATATATCATAATTAACCTCTACTTTCCATTACCATTTCATAGGCAATATCATCATAATCCATATTTGTAATTAGTTCAATATTTTCAATTTTACTTAACATGTCTGCTGCTTGAGATTGTGTTATTTCATTATTAAGTAAAAGCTCTCTAACAGCATCTGCTTTTTTCTCTGCAACTTCTACTGCGTAATCTTTAGTTTTCATATTATAGTCCTTTAGTTCAATTTATACATATAAGGTATCATACTGGAATACTTAATACAAGCGTTATTTTACATTTTTTAAAAGAAATATGTGTTTATATTCAATAACTTATTATTATAATTGTTCACGTTTTGTTCTAATGAAGGTGAGAAACGAATTATCTCCAATGATTTTTAACCCATTCTTGATTTGATTCATGGGGGTCGGGTTTGCCATGAAAGACGGCAATCTTTGAGTTCTTATCTTCCTCATAAGTTTGTTCTTTAGAATCATATCTAGGATTATTTCTGTCATACCATTTGTATGAAAATGACCAATCATCTGGATATATTTTTAATATATCTTTATCACGTATTATATCTGTAATAACTTGTTGATCGTTATGATAATTATTATAGTGATCTTGCCATTCTATATAATTTTTCCATATAATAGAGGCCGTATCATTATTCCATTTCATTATACTGGAATTGTATTCATTAAATTCTCTTTCGAAATCATTTATTATACAAAATGAATTATCTTCTCCATAAGTAGCAAAACAATCAATATTTTTTGTAATGACTATATCTATATCAAAATATAGGTTTACACCTTGAAGTCCAATATCAGTATTAAATAATTGTAATTTATTCCACCAACCCTTATAACCTTTTAATGGTAAGTCTTTATAAATGATGTCTCCATAAACATGATCAAACATATTAGTATGATCCGTAAAACAATAAAACTTATAAGGTACAGTCAAATGCCTTTGCACCATATTATATAATTTTTGAACGTAATCTCTAGTGTATTTGTTACCATAAAAAACACAACAAACATTTATCATAATGTACTATGGCCAGCCTTTGCAATATAATAAGCATCTATTATATCTGTTACTGGATTGTTTAATGTAGGTATATCAAATGTTTTCATCATGTTTGTACCAGTATCGGTAGTAAACTGTTCATACATCTTTTGTTTATCTGCGTTACCTTTACCTGTGGCAAACTTCTTAATAACACTTGGTACTAATATCTTATAATCATATTGTTTTAATCTATACTTTAATATACCACCATTCTCTGCAATTTGAAATACAGCCTGACCTTTACTTCCAAAAGAATACCCTTCTATAAAGATTTGTGGATTCTCTAATTTGTTTATGATAGATAATGCCCAAGTGGATAGATTGGCAAATCGTTCTATAGGATTAATGTACTCTGTATGTTCTGTACCTAGTATGTTCTTCATCATATTACCAATATGTTTTTTCTTACTAGTTAAATAGTAAAAATAACAATCTTCAAACTTAAAACTACCGTTACTGACACAAATTGCTGGTGAATTTAAACTAAAATCAATTCCAACTATCGTTATCTTCATTTTCAACCTCAATCTCATCTTGTTGATCATCATAAGGTTGATCATCAACTTCATGCCCACAAAATGGACATGTTGTAGGATCTAGTTCCGTTTTTTCGTTATCCCATACAAGGATATATTTTGTTTTACAGTCATCACACTTTTTAGGAAGTTTAGTATTCATTATAGTTTAAATTTCTTAAATTGATCTTTCTTAACATCTTGTTTAATACCACCAATAACATAACTTTCAATTTCAGTTTCTTGTGGTGCATTTTGCATTGATTTACTATTTAACCAATGATCTACCCATGGTAATGGATTTATCTTAGTATCATACTTAGGTTCTAATCCAATGGCCTTCATTCTACGATTTGCTGTGTACTCTACAAATTGATGCAATAGTTTTTCTGATAAACCTATCATAGAACCTTGTGAGAACAAATAAGTTGCCCATTGCTTTTCTGATTTAACAGCATCATCATACATCTTATATACTTCTGCGTCTGTATCTTTAATAACCTTTAACATTATTTTATCGTTTTCAACGTCTTTATAGTTATTAATAATTCTTTGCGATACGGCCAGATGTTGACTTTCATCTCTTGCAATTAATGAAATTATCTTTGCTGAACCTTCTAATAGTTTTAATTCACCAAAAGCAAAACTACATGCAAACGATACATAAAATCTTAATCCTTCCAATATGTTTACTGTAATCAATGCCAACCATAATTTTTTCTTTAACTCATACATATCAACTTTATCCGGATTCAAGTGATACTTGTAACCCATTTCTATTAAATCATCATAACATTTAGTTACAGATTCAGCACGTTCTTCAATCTTCTTATCTTCTATAATTGTGTCAAAGATTTCACTTGGATTTGCATATAGATTTTTAATAATGTATGTATATGATCTGCTGTGTATTGTTTCCATAAAATCCCACGTTACAATACAACCCTCTAATTCGGGTAAAGAACAAAACGGTAAAAATGCCAAACAAGGTCCACGTCCTTGTACGCTATCTAACATTGTTTGGTATTTTAAATTAGAAGTAAATATATTTTTTTGTTCTGGTCTTAATTCTTGGTAATCATTACGGTCTTTTTGTAACGATACTTCTTCTGGTCTCCAAAAGAAACCTAATTGTTGTTGTGTTAATTTATCAAATATAGGATACCTAAATGTATCATACCTTTGAACGGCCAAGTCATCACCAAAAAACATTTGTGCTTTAGTAAAGTCTAAACCTTTTGCTTTATTAAATACTGATTTATTCATATTTTCCTTTTATTATATAGTACAGGATTCACAATCTTCCTGTGTTGTTGCCACTTCATTTATATCTACATCAGGCACGTTATCTTTGAATCCAACTGAATGTGCCGGTTCATCTAAATCTTTCTTACCATCATAAGTATTTTGATAGTAAGAGGTTTTCCAACCATACTTATACGTTGTTAATAAGTCGTTTATCATTACTGATAAAGGTACTTGTCCTGTATCATAATTCTCAGGATTATAAGACCAGTTACCACTAATGGCCTGATCAAAATACTTCTGCATTACTGCTACTATGTTTATATAACCTTCATTAGATTTCATATCCCATAGTAAAGTATAAAAGTTTTTCATAGTATTATAACTTGGAACAACTTGTTTTAATGGCCCTTTCTTAGACTTCTTAACTGACAAATAATCTCTAGGTGGTTCTATACCATTTGTTTCATTAGATACAACACTTGAAGATTCTGATGGCATTTGAGCTGAGAGTGTGCTATGTCGAAGGCCATGCTCAACAATATCCTTCCTCAATTTCTCCCAATTAAATGATAGTTTTCTAGTTACTATTTCATCCACTTCTTTTTTGTAAGTATCAATTGGTAAGATACCATCAGAATATTTTGTACGATTAAAGTATTCACACTTACCTTTTTCTTTTGCAAGTGTATTACTTGCTTTTAAAAGATAATATTGGAATGCTTCTGTTAATTCATCTACTAATTTCCACGCACCTTTTTCATGGTACATTAATTTGTTTTTTGCTAGATAGTGTGCTAGACCAATATAACCTATGCCTAAACTTCTTCTGGCCTTAGTTGATACTTCTGCTGCTTTAACTGGATATTCTTGGTGATCTATAATTTCATCTAACGATCTTACTGATAAATCACATAACTGTTCTAATTCTTCATAATCTCTTAATATACCTAAATTGATTGCTGATAATATACATAATGCAATCTCTCCATCACCATCTATATGTTGTAATGGTTTAGTAGGTAATGTAATCTCTTGGCAAAGGTTTGACATTGTAATTGTATCTTTAAATGATGAATGTGTATTACAATGGTCTATATTCATAATATAGATACGGCCTGTTTCTGCACGTTCTTTTAATAGGCTTTGTATTAATTCTTGTGCTGATATTTTTTTCTTTTTAATAGATGTTTTCTTTTCATATTCTTCATATAACTTATCAAACTTATCTGTACCCCATGTATCATATAATTCAGGTACATCATGTGGTGAGAATAATGTTATTTGTTCATCATTAATAAATCTTTGATAAAATAATTTTGATAGTTGAATTGAATAATCTAATTTTCTTACTCTATTATCTTCTGAACCTTTATTGTTTTTAAGAACTAATATATCAGATATTTCTTGGTGCCATATAGGAAAGTGAACTGTTGCACTACCACCTCTTACACCGTTTTGTGTACAACATTTAACTGTTGCCTCAAACTTTTTAAGAAATGGTATTACACCAGTGTGCTGAACTTCGCCACCTCGTATACGTGAATTAATTCCTCGTATGCGGCCTGCGTTAATTCCGATACCGGCACGTTGTGCAATATATC